ATTGTAAATGGAGTAGCAACTTCACAATCTGATTATCCTACAGAATCTAATACTATAGCAGAAATAAAAAAGTTTTACGATATAAGAGGTATTTCTTATGGTTCTAATGAAACCAAATCAGAATTACTTTCTAGGATAGTTCCTATGAAATCCGGAAACGTAGAAGTTTCTAAACATATAAAGGGGTAATATGTTTAACAATCCTAAAAAAGAAATAAAATTTTATTTGATAACGTACGTTCTGTTTTTGTTTTGTATGTTTGTAGCAGTTCTTTTTACAAGCTGTTCTAATTCAAATTTTTTATCAAGTCAAATAAATCCAGACTCAACTAATTATTCCACTATATTTCACGAGATAGTAGATCAAGATTCTATTGTTCACTGGTACGTTAAATTGTATGAGGGAACTCATTGGTGTTACTATCATCATAAATATGAAGAAGTAAAAAGACGTGTACGAAGATAAAGAAATAAGTTTTTGGCTAGGAGTATTTGGATTTGTTTGGGTATTTATTTTTATAGTTAGATGGCTAATAGGACTTTAAATGGGAAACCTAAAACCGCTAGAAGCATACGAGGCGATGTCATTGATGACAATCTCGCCCTCAATATTAATATTAAGTGGCTTGGTCAGTTACTGGTACTTGTGGGTGGACTTCTTTATGGAGCTTGGCGTATTGAGAATCGTATCACAGTATTGGAACAAAGGATGTCTGAAGCTAATGATCAAATATCCGAGCTTGTTTCAAAACATATATCTGAAGAACGTATTAGATATGAAAGAATGGAAGAAGAACTTCAATGGTATCAAAAAGAATTAAATCTAAATCCGTTAAGTTGGAGAAAGAAAAAGAAACGTAAGTAATGGAAGAGTTTTTAACATTATATTCTGAAGCTGGTATGATAGGCGTAGTAGGTGCTATGTTTATGTTTCTTGTTTACTCTATGAGCAAAAGAGCGAATCAGCAAGCTGAAACTTTAGAAGCTCTTAAAGTAGAGAATGAAGAACAGTCTACTCGTATTGCTAACATAGAAGGAATAACGTTAAAATTTTTAGATAGATGGAATCGTAGTGACGAAACTAGAGACAGAAGACATGAAGATTTAGTAAAAGAAGTAAACGATATGAGTGACGTACTTATGGAAATTAAAGGAAGTGTAAGCAGAATAAATGGCAGACACTAATCCAATTTCAGATTCTAGTAGTCTAAACATATCCTTACCTATGCTTATACAGGCAGTAGGATTAATAGGTGCTATGGTGTGGGGATATGGACAATTGAATACTAGAATTAGTTTTTTAGAGTATCAAGTTGCTATGAACGAAGAACATATTTTAAGATTGGAAGAAGACGCTGAAGCAAATCAAAACGCTGAAATCCCTGCTGACATTAAACAAAATCAACGTATTATGTATTTAGAAAAAGAATTAGATAGACTAAGGAATTTAGACTAATGGATTATGAGCCAATAGATGCGTATCGTAATGATATAAAAGAACGTCTAACAAGAATTGAGACTATACTCAATAGAGAATTGCCCGATATAAAAGATCAGTTAAGAGCTTTAAATAGTAGAACTAGATCATTAGAAAACTGGCGTAGCTATATGCTGGGTGGAATGGCAATATTAACAGTAATAATAACTTGGAGTAATAAATGGATATAAAATCAATGCTATTAGAAATGGCTGAACATCAAGCAAAGAAAATAGAAGAAGAAGCTATTAAGTCTTTAGGTTCAGATGAAATGGCTGAAAGAATTGCAACTGCAATAAATAAAAAAATAGACATTCCTTTTGTTAGTGAAGAAAAAGAACAGATATTTTTTGAAAAGATTATAGACGTTGTAACAGATGTAATTGAGGGTGTATTTAAAGGTAAGTAATATATTCATAAGTTTAAATACTTATGGTAATATTAAATTTTTTAATATGGTTCTCAACGTTATGGACAGGAGGTTCTGACTTGTTAAATGAAAAACAAATACGAAGAGTAATAGAAAGTACGTTAGATGATATAGGTTTAAACAGTCCTGAAGCTGTAGAGCTTATATACAATACTGGACTTGTAGAGTCTAGGTATACTTACGTAATGCAGGTTGGTGGTTCAAATATAGCTAGAGGTATGTGGCAGTGCGAACCTTGGGTAGCTGTTGATATATGTAATAACTATTTAAAGTACAGAGAATCTTTAATGAAAAAGGTTGCTAAAGCTTGTAAATTAGAGTGGAAGTATTTTCTAGAACCGAATGAAGAAGATTGGAGATTTATTTTAACTACAAATATGGCAGCTCAAATAGCTATGTGCAGACTTCATTACAGAAGAGTACCTAAAAGGTTGCCTAAAACGTTAGAAGAAATGGCTCACTACTGGAAAGATTTTTACAATACAAGTAAAGGTGCTGGTACTCCAGAGAAGTTTTTAAAAATGGTAAAGGACAAAAATGCCTAAACAATATTACGTAATAAATGATTTTTCTGGTGGTATGAACTCACGTAAACACCCTAGAGATTTACCCGATAATGAACTTGCTTACATAAATGGAATGTCTATTGACGCATTGGGTAAGATAAAAACGGCTGGTGGGTTTTATAAACATATAATAAAACAAGATGGTGTAAATAATTTATCAGAATATATAACAGGACGTTCTATGCCAAGTTTTAATGCTGGTGGATATAATTTATTTTATTTTGAATCAGATCAAGGTAGGGACAGTACGTTAATAGAAGACACAAAACATCCCGGCACTAGCAACGCTTTAACAATAGGAACTGGAGCTGGAAACATATCTTTTACTAGAACTAGAACAAATACAGATAGCGAACCAACCGTTGAACATCACACGGAGTAATTAATTTGTCTTCTCCTTCAGTAGATTATATGACTCTTACGGCTGGTATTAACTCAGCTAAAACAACTATATTTACAAGCAGTTTAATAAAAGTTGGCGATACTATACGTATTACTGGAACAGCTAGTAATAATGGAGTATGGTTAGTTACTCAAATAATTGACAATTCTAGCACTGCTACAGGAAGTGGTGCTACGTTTACTGATAACACTTGTGACGTTTCCAGCGGAAGTACTACGGTTACTCACGATGCTAATGATAATATATGTGCTGGATTGTCTGTATCTGGAACTGGAATACCGTCTAGTACTTATATTGCTTCTATTATAGACAACACGTCTTTTACTTTAAGTAAAAATGCAGTAGCAAGTGCAACAAATACAACGTTGACTTTTGGAGATAATGATATATTTTATGTTTTAAAAGGAAAAGAATTAACAAATGAAAATAGTGCTGGAAGCACAGATCCTCAAATAGAAATAGGTTCTCCTGCTGACAAATTATTAGCATTAGGCGATCCCGGTTCGGGAGGCGGTATAGATCTATGGTCTAATAATGCAGTTACTGATTACACAAGTGATGATAATGGTTGGACTACAAACGCTTTAGATACTTCACCTTCAAGTAATAGAGAAACAGGATCTAAAAATATTTTTTATTACGTAGATGGAGCATTACGTTCTTGTAATACTAATTTATTAAATAATAACGTAACTAAATGGTTTGGATATATACAAAAGAATCAGTTTAGTTTAAATACTGGATTAGTATTTGCAGAGTGGCAAGAACATTTAAATACATTATCACCTCCAGCTTCTTCGGGTGGGCTTACATTTAGTTATGGGACTACTAGCCACACAGCTAGTACAGCTACTAACTACTATCAAAACAACAGAGGAGTGGTTAAAGCAAAATTAAATAGCACAAGTGATTTAAGACTTGATGGCGATCATAACGCAACTGTAACTGCTTTTACTTTTGAAGATACTGGCAATAACGATGTATTAGATCAAGCAAAAATTGGAGAAGTTATAACTATAGGAGATGCTTTAGGTGCTTATCCTGTTGAGTTTTTATTTTGTAAAAAAACCTCTGGAGCTTCTGGCGTTCCTATTACCTATAGTAGAGCATATGGTGGAGCTTTAATTGGAACTGCTCCAGCTACTCACTCAGATCACGATACTCCTATACTTGAACGTGGTTTAGGTTTTAATATAGGCATTGATGCTGGCACTGGTGACGGTGACTGGCTACCTGTTACGTATGAATTTTATCAATCATTTGTTTATGACAACAATCAAGAATCGCTACCAGTAAAAATGGGTAATGGTGCATCTAGCATAGCTAAGTTTGAACACGATCATTCTAGTAGTGCTGGTAAAGCTATACAGGTTTCTGTTTATTCTGATCTTGCATACAACGGCAGAATAAATGGAGGCAGGGTATACATAAGAGAATCTAACTCTGATAACGATCTTACGTTATTGGTTGATATTGATATAGAAAAAGGAGTTAGAACTAGCATAGATGGAGATCATAACCCTTGGTCTTACGAAGCTGGTAAAGGTTATTACGTAATAGGAAATGCTGCTGGTAACTCTAAAACTCCTAATATAGATACGTATACAACTATAAACGGTTTTGCACCAGACGTAAACTCTATAAGCCTTGGAGGAAACAATGAAACATATCAAGCTGTTGTTGTTGCTAACAGAAGAACGTTTGTAGCTAATGTTAGAATGAAAGCGTTAGCTGGTAATGTTACTACGTTTGGCGATAGAATAATGTATAGTGAAATAAATAAGTTTGATACATTTTTAGAACATAATTTTATTGACGTAACTAAAGGTGATTATGGAGATTATACAGCGTTAGAGTTTTATGCAGATAGATTAATTGCGTTTAAACATAACTTAGTTCATATAATTAATATAGCAAATCCAAGTCCTTCTAGTTGGTATCTTGAAGATACTATACGTTATTATGGTGTGTCATTTCCACATAGTGTATGTAGAACTAATTACGGAATAGCTTGGGCTAATGAAGCTGGTTGTTTTTTATACTCTGGAGATAGAGTAACAGATTTAATAAATAAAAAAATAGGTATAAGCAAGTCATCTGGACTTCAAACAAGTGGCGGAGGTAGTTACTTTAGTGATAATTGGGCTGAGTTTGCAGCTGGATCTGCTAATGTAAAAGACGTTATGGTTGGTTACGATGCTAAAAGTAATTCATTAATAGTATTACGTTCACCTAATGACGCTTCTACTTATTCTGATACTGCTTGGATATATGATTTTGACAGCGGAGGTTGGAGTTATAATACATCTGGAGATAACTCAGCTACTCCAGCTTTAAATATAAATGACGGTCTTTATATGACTAATTTTATTACAGATTGGAATGAAAATTTAACAGTTGGTATACAACGTACAGATAGTAATCACGCTGATGTTGATACTGCTGATGTTAACTTTTATAAATTTTTACCAATATCTTTGAGTTCTTCAAGTCAGAATTTTGTTACTAAGGATATTGATTTTAACTCTCCGGGTTTAAGAAAAAAAGTTTATTCTATAACCGTTTCGTATAAATCTGATGGTTCTGAAACCAATCCATTTTCTTACGCTTTAGATTCTACTAGCGATTTTACAACTATTACTGGAAATTTTGTAAACACAAGTAATCAATATGATGTTTTATCTGTTAAGTTAGCTGATCCAGTTGAGTGCAATAGTTTTCAGTTACAATTTAATGCACCTAGTGCTGGAGTTTTTGAAATTAATGATATAACAATAGAGTTTAGATTACTTAGAGACAAACAGGCACAGTAATGAAAGACAGATTAACTAGAAAACTTATCAACACTAAAGAAAACGTTATAGATTTTAAGGGAGTTCCTTCTATTGGCAGTATGACTGACGGTCAAATAGCAATTACTAAAAGTCCTAACAATCAACTTGCTATACATAGAAAAAAATATGGAAAACTTTACAAGTCTTTTATGACTGCTGATGGCAATCAAGTAATAGAAAAAGATTTAACTGTAAAAAACAACGTTACTATTAAAAATAATATAAGTGTAAACGGAACTATTAAACTAAACGAAGACGTTACTATTGGAAAGAAAGTTACTGGAAGCAATCAAACGTTAAGCATTACTACTGAAGAAACTGTAGGCTCAAGCGTAACTCCAGATGGCAGTTTAAAAGTTTATATAAATGGTACGTTGTATCAAATACCTGTAAAAGAAGTTTAATTGATGTATTTCAGATTAACGTTAATATTTCGTATATTCAACTTATAAAACTACATTATTTATAAATGGCAATAAGTACTAGATCATCACAAGCAAGAGCAACAATAGCTGCGTCACGTATTAGTACGTCAGAACGTAAAAGATTACAAAAGGCAGTTGATGATATTGAATCTTCAATAGAAAAATATAACAAAGAAGCTAAATCACGCAAAAAAAAAGCTGGTAGGTTTGCTTCATTAAAAAAGTTAGCTGGTGGAATAGCAAAACTTTCTGCTGCTGGCGTGTTCGGTCCAGCTAGTCCCGTTATTGGTGGTATAGCTGCACTTGGTTCTTCTGCTGCTGGTGTTCAAGAAGCTAAAGAAAAAAAAGAATTTTTAAAAAGTGCAAAACGTATAGATACGTCTTACGCTGATCCTTTATCTAATCTTTTATTTGTAGGTGGGGAAGCTAAAGACGTAAGTGAAAGTGCTAGAGGCGTAAGAGAAGAAGCAATAGCACAAGGAAAATCTGTTAATGACGCAGCTGATATACAGGCTTTACTTGATATTGGTAAATCTTTAGTTTTAGCTGGGCAATCGGGATCTTTTGGTGGCGGTGCTCAATCTTTTTTAAATGATCCGTTAACAGGAGAAACTATTACGTTAGATCCCGATGCTACAAGTTTTGAAAAATTACAATTTGCTGTAACTCAAAGCACTATGCCTTCACAGCAGTCTATTGGAAGTTATTTAGGTGGGGTTACTCCCTTTCAACGTGAACTTGGTGGTAATGTTTCTGAAAAATTACAAGAAGAATTTATACCAGCCGTTTCTAGATTTGCACAAGATGTTAGAGGGGGTGTAAAAAACGTT